ACGGTCGCGTGCCGAAGGAAGTCGTGAAGTGCGGCCTGCAAGCTGCGGGCGAGTACGCGTACGGACCTGGCGAAATCGTTCATGCCCGTCGTCATCACTATGTATACCCTATCCACCGACCACTACGAAGGCGGCTCGCGAAGCTCGCGCTGACGCCGCCGAAGGACCCCGCTGTGTTCCGCAGGAACCAGAAGTGGGAGAGCGAATAATGGAGGCGCGCGCACGAGGGCGCAGGCGCAGCGATGCGTCTACCGTTCAACCCGGTACGCCTCCGCCAACCTCAGCAAAGCAGATCGTCGTCAAGCCTATCGCGAGGGCCGACGCCAACAGGATCATCAAGGCGCTGCACTACAGCGGCAAGGTCGTGAACAATTCGCAGATCCATCTTGGCGTCTTCCTGAACGGGAAGTGCGGCGGCGCGATGCAGTACGGACCGTCGATGGTCAAGCGCGGGATGCTCCACTTGGTCGAGGGCACGAAGTGGAACGGCTTCCTTGAGCTGAACCGAATGGCGTTCGCCGACTGGCTCCCTCGCAACAGCGAAAGCCGCGCGATAGGCTACTCGCTGCGTTGGCTGCGCAAGGAGTACCCGCATATTGAATGGGTCGTGAGCTTTGCGGACGGCACACAGTGCGGCGATGGAGCGATCTACCGAGCGAGCGGGTTCGTGCTCACGAACATCAAGCGAAACGACGGCCTGCGAAAGCATCCAGTGACGGGCAAGGTCACAGCACGCATGACAGCGTATCATCACGGTTACTCCGACGGCGAGTGGCGTTCGTGGGACCCGCTGCCAGGCTTCCAGTTTCGTTACATGTACTTCTTGAACCCGGAAGCGCGAGAGCGCCTCACCGTGCCGATCATACCGTTCAGCGAAATCAAGAAGCGCGGCGGCAGCATGTATCGTGGGGAGAGAAGCGTCGGAGGTGTTGATAGCGACACGCCTGATGTCCAGTCAGGAGAGGGCGGTGCAATTCCGACCCCGACGCTCCACGCGCCATCGCGCAACGCGAAGTGAACGTCATGAGCGAGTCTGCGCTGTACGAACGACAACCGGGCGAAACGCCGAAGCAGTATCACGCGTTCTGCTTGTATCGCGATATGCCTGCAAGTGAGCGATCGCTGCGTCGCGTCACAGCACAGATCCACGGCGACGACTATCGCGATTCGCAGCGGCGCACGATTGAGAAGTATAGCAGTCGGAACAATTGGGTCGAGCGCGTGCGAGCGTGGGACTTGGAGCGCGACCGCGCTTCCAGGCAAGCAGAGCTTGAGGCGATTGCCGAAATGCGTCGCAAGCACATCGAAGAGTCGCGTGCTTTGCAGCACGTCGCAGTTCAATCGCTCCTGCGCCTACGTGAAGAGATCGAGCGCGACCCGAATCGCAAGCTGACGCCGGGGATGATCCTTCGCTACATCACAGCGGGCGCACAGATGGAGCGCCTCACGAGAGGCGAGCCGACAGAAATCACGCACGGCGAACACGCCGTCACAGCGATGTCGTGGAACGAATACCTGCGGTCGTTGCGCGAGGAGCGCGGCCTCGACGCAAGCGAATTGCCAGCAACCGACCAAGACGAAGCTGACTGATGTTCCGCGGGATGCCCGACCTGCGTAACTTGACGCGCGAACAGCGTCGCTACCTCATCGAAACGCTGATCCAAGTCGAGGAGCCTGAGACGTCCGCCGCCGTCCCGCTTGTGCCGAACACGATGCAGGCGCACATCCTCGACACGCTGTCGCAGCACGAGCTGACCGTGAAGTCTCGTCGCGCTGGCCTCACGTCCATCTATGTTGCGAGCGCGTGGATCAATCTCATCACACGAGGCGGATGGAACGTCGAGCTGTACGCGCACGACTGGAGCACAGCGAAGGCCGTGTTCGAGAAGGTCGTGCTGTATCAGTTTGAACGCATCCCGCCAGAGATGCGGCCGAAACCGAGCGCGTTGGGCGGGCACTACATCAAGTTCGACGACATCAACAGTAGCTTCGTCGTCGGCACAGCGGGGCGAAGCGTTGACGTTGCACAGAAGAAGGGACAGGCGCGCACGATCAACGAGCTGATCTGCACGGAGTTCGCGTTCTATGCGTACGCCGAAGACTTCATGGCGAAGATCGACAACTGTGTGCCGAAGGGAAGCGGCGTCATACGCATCGACTCGACGCCGAACGGGCAGAACAGTTTCTATCGTCGCTTCAAGCGCGGCCTCGAAGGGCGAGGCAAGTTCAAGACGCGCTTCTATCCGTGGTATTGGGATGCGAGCTGCGCGCTGCCGCTCGATGAAGGCGAGAGCGCGCAGAACCTGCACGGCGAAGGTCCGATCACGCCGACCGAAGCCGCGCTTGGCGAGGGCAACCCGCACGCAACGGACGTTCGCGGGCGCGACGTGCTGACGTACGAACAGATCAAGTGGCGACGCTGGAAGATCGCGAACACCGAACCGTTGGGAACGGCGACGCCCGAGGACCGCTTCCGCGTTGAGTACCCTGAGGACCCCGAGTCGTGCTTCCTGTCAAGCGGGCGCCCTGTGCTTGATGCGAAGGACGTGGTCGCTCGCGCGAAGCTACGCGGCCCGATCGAAGGTCATCGGCATGTGATCGGTCACGACGCATCGACGGGCGACGCGAACGGGCACCCGTGCGGCATCTCGATCATCGACCTCGACACGGACCCGCCCGAGCAGGTTCACGAGGAGCGCGCCTGGCTGCCCGTCGAGGCACAGGCGGCGCGCTTGATCGCGCTGCAAGACGAGTACCCAGGGATGATCGTGCCCGAGCGCAACGGACCTGGCCTTGCTGTGCTGACGGCGTTGAAGGCGATGGGCGCGAAGAACATCTATCGCCATCGCATCAAGGACCTCAAGGACGGCCCGAAGAAGGCGGCGCTGCGCAAGCCAGGCTTCCCAATGACATCGGTAACGAAGCCGCTCGTCTTCGAGGAGCTACGCAAGGCGCTGCGCGCGACACACGACCGCGAGCCCGAACTGCTGCTCGCCGGCCCGATCACATGCGAGGAGCTGCGTGCGTTTCAGTACGCAGAGAACGACACGATCGACTTCGAGGAACAACGCCTCGACGATGGATCAGTGATACATGGAGACGTCGGGATCGCGACGGCGATCGCTTGGCAAGCGCGCAAGGTCGGGCGCGCTGGCATCGTGTAGGCGGTTGACTGCTCGACGTTCGTGTGCATCTGTATCACACGGCCCACGCAGGGAGCGCACTCAATGGCAGGACGAAGCTGGCTCGATCGTATCGCCCGAACGTCGCTTGCCGACGTGGGCTCGCTTGCGTTGAACGGCATCTATCGCCGTATCGGCGAACGCGCACGCCAGGAAGTTCTGGCCGAGCTGCGACGCAAGGGGTTCGACGACATCGGTTCGGGCGAACTGATCGCAACGCAAAGCGCGATCTATGATGTCGGAGCGCACGACAGCACGCAACAGCTCACTGGCCTGTACGAAGTACACTTGTGGATCCAACGATGCGTTGCGATGGTCGCGCAGTCGCTGCCTCAGGCGCCGCTTCGCTTCTATCGCGTCACAGGGTTCAGCGAGGGCCGCGAGGAGCTTGAGCCGTGGGATGACCATCCGGCGAACAAGCTCTTCTCGTACATCAACCCGCACATGGACCCGTTCACGTTCTGGGAGTGGGGCCTGTCGTTCCTGAACCTGACGGGCATGAATTACGTCGCGAAGGTGCCAGCGAGTGACAGCGCGCCCGATGGCGTCGAGTTCGATCTGTACCCCTTGTTTCCCGCGTTCGTGCGCAAGGTCGTAACGCCGCAGGACGGTATCGTTCGCTATCGGTACCGCGTGCAAGGCGAAGACGAGATCGTGCTCGACGCAAGCGACGTCCTGTACTGGCACACCTTCTCGCCAAGCGATCGCTTCAACGGGCAAGGCACGATGCACGCAGGCAGGCAGTCGGTCCTGACGGACTTGCGTGCGCAGCAGTTCAACGATGAGCTGTTGAAGAACGGCGTGTACATGCACGGCACGCTCGAAACAGAAGACGACATGGACGTGAGCGACGCTGAGGCGTTGCGCGATCAGTTCGTGAAGAAGTACGGCGGCGCATCGAACGCCGCGAAGGTGGCCGTGCTATACAACGGCATCCAGTTCAAGCCGCATCAGATCGCGCACCAAGACATTCAATGGCTCGACCAGCGCAAGATGAGCCAGGAAGAGATTGCGATCGCGCACGGCATCCCGCTTGAGCTGCTTGGCATCAAGGCGGCGAACTACGCAACGCTGAAAGAGAAGCGGCGCATCTTCTGGCAGGACACGATTCAATCGTGGGGCAAGCGCATCGAGTCGCAGATGAACAGCACGTCGCTCCCGTTGCTGTACCCGCAGACTCCCGACTTGCGCTGCCAGTGGGACTACTCGCAGATCGACGCATTGCAGTCGGACATCCTTGAAGTCGTGAAGGCAGGCGACATCGCCATCCGTTCGGGACAGGTGACGCCTGACGAATGGCGACAGTCGCAACTAAGCCTACCGCCGTTGGGTGGCGCGAGTGAGTTGCAGTACATCAACGGTCGGCCGATTGAAGCCGTCGCGGCGTCCGAAGCGCAACGCATCATTGATGCGGGTTCGCGCGGGCGCGGTCAGGCCCCGAGCGACGACATGCCGTCTGACGAGTCGCAAGCAGACGAGCAGCTTCGCCTTCGGTCGAAAGCACCGAGCCTCGCTCGCGCCACCCAGGTTCGCGTCGTTCACGGCGCTGAAGAGAAGGCGGCGGCGCAATGGCGCGACAAGTGGGATCGCGTTGAAACACGCTTCGAGAATCGAATGGCGGTCGATTGGCGCAAGATTAGTCGCGAGATGGAACGCGAGGTTGGGCAGATCGTATCGCGTTCGCACCTGGGTCAGATCGAAACGATGCGCGAAGTCGAGCACGTGTTCGTCACGAGCGGGCGCTCGTCCGCAATCGACGCCGCCGATGAGATCATGCGCGCTGGCATGAAGAAGTGGAGCGATGTCGTCGCTGCGGAGGCTGGCATTGGCAACGTGTGGAACCTGCGCAATGAAGTGGCCGAGCAATACATCAAGAACCGAGGCTCATTCCTAAACGACCACTTCGCCAAGAACGGCCGTAAGGTTTCGCGTATTGTCGGCGATGGCCTTCGCAGCGGCGCTCCCATGCCTGAGATCGAGCGCGAGCTGTCGCGCTACTTCGTGTCGTACCGCAATCAGGCACAGACAATCGCACGCACCGAAGTCGTCGCCTCGCTCAACTTCAGCAGCTCGAAGGCGATGGAGGCGGCGTACACGAACGGCGTCAATGTGCGCTCGCGTTGGGTCACGATGCAGGACGGGCACGTACGCGGGCAGATGGTGAAGGACGAGTTCGATCACATGGCGGCGGAAGGCTTGGAGATCATCCCGAGCAAGCAACTGTTCATCGTGTCGGGCGAGTCGTTGGAGTTCCCAGGCGACACGAAGAACGGCGCGTCGCCAGGCAACACGATCAACTGTCGCTGCACGACGCAACCCATCGTCAAAGGGGTGAAGTGATGCCGACGGTGCGTGAAATGATCGGACGCAAGCAAGCGCAGCGCGTGCGCGAAGCCGTGAAGGAGCAGGGACCTATGGAGCTGACACGCAAGAGCCTCGCGTTCAAACTGTCGGACGTGAGCGAAGACGAGTCCGGGCTCATCAAGTTTGAAGGCTTCGCGAACGTAGCGACGCTCGACCGCACGAACGACATCATCCCGCCGCAAGCATGGAAGAAGGCGCTGCCGTCGTTCATGGAGTACGGCGCGACGCTGTACTTCATGCACGATTGGGGCGCGCCGATCGGGCGCGTGCTGAACGCGAAGGTGACCGATCAAGGCTTGTGGATCGAAGGCGGCATCGAGAAGAACGAATCGCCCGACACAGGCCAGCCGATCAATCACCCGCTCGCGCAACTTCTCGACTACGCACGGATGGCGCTGAGGAAGCGCCTCATGCGTTCGCTGTCTGTCGGCATCCGCGTGTACGAAACGTCGAAGCGCAAGGTCGAGGATCAGTTCGCAGGCGGAACGACGACCGCGCGCGTGCTCGACAAGATCGAGTTGCTTGAGATCAGCCTAGTCACTATCCCCGCTTCGCGCGAGAGTGTCGTAGCGGCGAAGAACCTGTTAGCGTCGGCCTACGGCGAGGAATGGGCCGATGCAATCACACCGAAGGAGCAGGACGCTACGGAAGAGGAACGCAAGCAAGAGCCCGACGAGGAACCGCGCATCGCACTCGTGTCGCTGCGTGACGACCCTCAGCCCACGAAGATCATTCTTTCAACCCTACGAGGTGAACGATGAGCGATGAGATGAAGGTCGTTGCGCTGACCGAAGTGGAAGGCGTGCTGGCCGAGCAGAAGTCCGCGATCAACAAGGAGATCGTGGACCTCAAGGAACAGATGGAAGCCGACAAGGCAGCCACGAAGCTCGAACTCGACGAGCGCAAGGATGATGCGGCGAAGTACGCCGCCGCCCTCGCGGAGATCGAAGAGAAGACCGCCGCCTTCTCGAAGCAGTTCGAGGAGCTGAAGCGCGCGACGGAGTACGGCGAGGATGGGCGCACGCTCACGAAGTCGATCGAGGACGTCGCCAACGGCGTGTTCTTCGAGCAGGCCGCTTCGTCCGATGCGAAGGACGTGAAGATCGACGCGCCTGGCAAGCTCACGGTCAAGCAACTCGTGAACGGCGTCATCGACGAGAAGGGTCGCGAGCGCATCGTGAAGCACGAGGCCGTCAAGGATCTCATGGAGATCAACGACTCCATGCTCCTTCTCGATGCGATCATGTCGAGCGGCGAAGAGGCGCGTGAGTACAAGCAACGCGGCGGCGTTCGCAGCACTGACCTGTACAAGCGATTCCAGCGTCAGGCCGAGTACTTGAGCAAGGCGACGAGCGGAGCTCTCGACACGACCGACTTGGCGAACTGGATGCCGACGCAGTTCAGCGGCATGACGTGGGAAGCCATTCGCATCGGCTTGCCCGAGGTCAACGTGTTCGACGAGTTCGCGATGAACGCGCCGACCGTCCAGCTCCACAACGAGACGAGCGACGACGAGGCCGACATCGTGAGCGAGGTCAGCACGGTCGCCTCCATGAACCCGTTCGCCGACTCCGCGGTGCAGAACCTCGAACCGGGCAAGGTGACGTTCAGCGCACAGAAGCTGCGTTCGCGCTTCGCCTACTCCGTCGAGGCGGTCGAGGATTCGATCGTGCCTCTGCTGCCTCGCCTTCAGGCGAAGATGGTCCGGAACATGCGCGAGGCGCTTGCTGACGGCATCATCAACGGCCAGGAGACCACGAAGATCGACACGGGCGGAACGCACTTCGGCAAGACGAACGTCACGGCGTTCGGTGCGACGGACGTGCGCGGTTCGATGGACGGCATCCGGTACTTCGCATGGGCTCCCACGACCGATCACAAGAACGACGGCGGCAACGCTGATCTGTCTGTCGCCCTGCTTCGCTCGTCGCGCAAGCTGATGGGTGAGAAGGGTCAGGACCTGTCGATGCTCGTCTGGTTCCTTGGGATCAGCGGGTACATGGACCTGCTGAACGACTCGACGCTCAAGAGTGCCGACGTCTTCGGCGGGACGGGCACGAACCGCAGTGGCAGCGTCGGTCGCGTCGATGGCGTGGACCTTCTGCTGTCGCGGCGCTTGCCTGAGAACAGCAACGCGAGCGGCGTGATCGATGGGACGACCACCGATCGCGGCATTCACGTTCTCGTGCGTACCGATGCGTATTTGCTTGGCAATCGTCGCCGCATGACGATCGGCCAGGACGCGTACGGCGCGACCGACAGCCGCGACCTGTTCCTCTTCTGGCGAGGCGACTTCCAGAAGATGTTCCCGAGCACCGAATGGACCGAGACGGTGCTCTACAACGTCGATCTGTAAGCCGTAGGCTTGCACGACTGAGGCGGGGCAGCGCGGGGCTGCCTCGCCTTCACTCCAACGATGAGGCGCTGAACAACGATGAACACGAGGAAGACCGAAACGAAGGGCCCCGACGCTGTGAAGGCGCAGGCCGAGAACAAGGAAGGCGACGGGTACGTCGCGCAGCTTGAAGCCGACAACGCTTCTCTGCGTGCGGCGCTCGCTGCACGCGTAGGCGTTGACGCGTCGCTCGCCGAAGTCTTCGAGAACGACGAACGCGAGTTCGTGCAGTTCGTCGAGGCGTACGCGTTCGGCGGCTGCATCAGCGAGATCGATCCGTCGAAGTGGAAGGTGAAGTCGTACAAGGCGGAGGCCGGCGACATCGGCCTGCTGCCGCAGCGTGAGATTGATCGCCTGCTGAAGACCGAGAAGGAGACTGGCGACAAGATCATCGAGACGGACGCCGACAAGTTCACCGACAAGGACATCATGGTTCGCGTGTTCAACCCGCGAACGCAGAAGGTCGAGCTGAAGAAGGATCGCACCGTGACGGTGGAGGAGCAGCGCGAATTGGGTCGCCTGTTCGGTTGACGCGTGATCGTGTGAGGGGCGGGGCAGATGCCTCCGTTCGCGTCTCGCGAAGCGCCCTGCTTCGCCCCTCGCCAATCTGAAGGAGCCTACAATGGCAGTCGATGTTGCTTGGGATCGCGTAGACCAACCCTACCCAGGATGTGATCGCTACATCTGGGAAAGCATCGGTCACGACCTGAGCGCCGCGATCTTCACGACGGCGTACATTCCCGTGACGCCGATGCGTCACTGCGCTGTGTTCTGCTATCAGACGACGGGCACGTTCACTCGCGGGACGGCGAACGTCACGACGCTCATGACCTTCCCGGCGGCGAACGGTGGCTACGATCATTACGTCTCGCAGTACCCGAACCTCGAAGGTTCGGCCGGTGGAGCGTTCGGCTATCAGGCGATGCGCAACAACTCTGTGTCGATGTTCAATCCGATGCCCGACTTCAGTATTCGCATCCCCGGCGACTCGATCGCGTTGAACTTCAGCAAGGCGACAGTGGGCACCCTCGACCAGATTGACATTCTGGTGTGGGACGCGGCGATGCTCAGGATCCCGTAACGAGGCAGCGCATGAAGACGCCAGAACGCATCGAAGGCTCGTTGGAGTCGCTGACGCCTGAACAGGAGGCGTCAACGGACACGCCGTCGCACGTTGACGGCGTGAGCGCGTGCGAGCATCAACCGGGTCCTACGCTGCGCGACGTTGCAGGCGTCACGCCTTCGCTTCTCGTGCGTGGTCAGTCGGTCGAGGCTGTCAGCGATCAGTTCTGGGGACAGGACACGGCGGCGGGCGCGTTGAACCTTGCGTCGGTGACCGTATCGGAGGCGGGCAGGAACGACCTTGCGTCCGTTGGCTTGTGCTTCAATCCGCTCGACCGCGTTCTGACGAACACGGGCCAGCACGTCATCGACCAGATCAGGCAGCAAAACCCAGACTTCGAGTTCTTCTCGTACTACAAGTTCGGGAACATCCTCGTGAACGATGCTGGCCTTGCGCGACCGCTTGATTCGTATGAGACGAACCTCCTCACGCCGTACGTTGCGCAGGACGTCAATGGCGACCCTGCTGTTGCGTGGGCTCCCGACCTCGATCCCGCGAACGACCCGACGCAACTTTGGGTGAACTACTGCTGGCCTCGCACGCCGGGTTACCTGTTCAACAAGGACCTCATCGATCAGCAGATCGACAACCTCGCGGCGAGCATTCGCGCGGTCGAACACAAGCCTGGCGGCCTGTGCTTGGACTACCTCAACCCGTCGCGCTTCGGCTACTACATGATCGCAGCGTTCAATGCGGCGCTCGATCTGAAGGGCGAAGGCGTTGCGTTGCTGGACGACCCTGAACAGCAAGCCGCGTTCAAGGCGTTCCAAGAGTACTTCGTTGACGCGTTGCACGATGAGTTCGGCGACGACTTCATGATCATCGCGAACGGGTCTGCGGCGTTCCCGCACGTTGAGCCCGACCTGTGCGCGAAGCTGCACGGCGCATACATCGAGGACCATCCAACGTCGCCGTTCCTTGGCAACCCGTGGGACGTGTTCGAGATCCTTGAGAACGTTCGCGCTGACCCGTCGCAGTACCTCGACTATCAAGGACGGCACGCCGATGTCGGGATGCCCGTGTATATCTTTCAAGCTCAAGGCGATGAGCCGAAGACGAGCACGAGGCACGCAGTGAATCGCGTGAGTGCGTTGATGTACGACTGCGTGTTCGGCAACCTGCCAACGACGATCTCTGGGTCCATCGACGAAGACGACATCGTGGATGCTGTCTGGGATAGCTACACAGCATTAAGCGACCCGGACCCCATGTCTGTGCAGTCGGTTACCACGTCGCGCTTGTACGCGCGTCGCTTCAACAACGGCGAGAGCCCGAGCAGCAACGCGTTCGTGTTCTTGAGCAGCACGAGCAGCGGCATGTTCCAGGTCGTCAACGTCGGCGTGTCCTAGGAGGCGACATGAAGAACCCGTTTCGCTACCCTACCTACTATGTCCCGCAAGGCTCGACGGCGACGGTCTTGCGTCACACGCTGAAGCAGGACGGCGTTGCTCTGGATCTATCAGGCGCAACGGGAAGCCTGTACTTCCACGCGAGCGACGAATCGGGCACAGCCGTCGTGACCGACGGCGCTGCATCGTGGGTCACTGACGGAAGCGACGGGGTGATCGAGTTCCAGCTCACGGGCGCTGTCGTCGATACGGTCGGCGATGTGATCTGCGAATGGGAAGTGCAGGGGTACAACGGCGGCAACCTGAAGTCTTACCCGTTCAAGCTGCGCATCCTCCCAAGCGCGAAGGGAGCGTGACATGCCTGTCGTGTTGAGCGATCGCGCCTTGATGGACGAAGCGACGGCGGCGAAGTACCTGCGCGACCAAGGCTACCCGACCGATGGCGGCGACATGCTTCGCCTGCACATCAACGCCGTGAGTGGGTTCATCGCACGCGTGACCGGGCGCGAGGCTTTGAAGTACAGCGACACGCAGATCGTCGAGCTGCGCGATGGCGACGACACCGAATGGATCTACACGCGCGAAGCGCCGATCCGTTCGCTCGTGTCGGTCGAAACGTACCCGTACGAAACGAACTACGGCGAGACGATCACGGGTCCGGGCACGTCGGCATACAACGACGACGCCTGGTACGAAGCTCGCGGCGGGCGCGTGGTCCTGAAGAACACGACGCTGCCGCAAGGCAAGGGAACGGTCCTCATCACGTACACGGCAGGCTTCTACGACGACGGCGACGCGGGCGTCGGCGAGGCAGCCGATCCTGAGTTGAGCGCGTTGAAGGTCATCGCGCTTGAGGCGTTGCTGCGCAAGTGGCAGCGATGGACAGAGAAGCGCGTAGGTGTCGCGTCACGCTCAAGCGATGCAGGATCAATCACGTACTCGCAAGACGACTTCCCGAAGGCGGTCGTCGCCGAGCTGCTTCGCTATCGCAGACAGTGGGTGGCGTGATGGGACAGACGCGCGGACAGAAGGCGATGAAGCAGACGGAGTCGTTCCTTGCGATCGACATCCTTGGCTTGCCTGAGATCGCAGAATGGATGCGCAAGTCGCCGAAGATCATGAGGCCCGTGCTGCGGTCGGCGATGCACGCAAGCGTCCTACACATCAAGTCGAAGGTCATGGACAAGCTCAACAACGACGTGCTTCAACGTCGCACGGGCATGTACCATCGAAGCATCAACACGAAGGTTAGACTTCACGACAACGGGCGCGCGTACTACGGCGTGGTCGGCACGCATGTGAAGTATGCGCGCGTTCACGAGTTCGGCGCGACGATCAAGCCAAAGAACGAAGACGGATATCTCGTGTTCAAGACGCCGGACGGCAAGCGCGTCCGCACGAAGCAAGTCAAGATTCCAGCGCGGCCGATCTGGAAGCCCGTCTTCGAGAAGGAGCGCCCGCGCGTCATGAAGCTGCATCAAGAGGCGACGCATAAGATGCTTCAGAAAGCGGGCAAGGGTTCGGCCGTGTCGGCGTCGAGGGTGCGTGAGCTATGACCATCGACGTCAACGAATGGGCGCTCGCTCAAGTGAGTGATCTGATCGTCTCCCGCCTGGAAACGATCAACGAAGGCGATGGCTGGAACACGACGCCGTACGTCACCGAGCGTTGGCACTGGCCTGAAGAGGTCGCGCAGGAACAGCTCCCGCTCGTGATGGTCATCGAAGACCGCACCGAGCAGGAGGAAGGCGCCATTCAAGGGTCGGTCAGTCGCGGCAAGATTCGCCTTCGCCACTTCTGGTACATCTGGGGCGTCGTTGCGTCGGAGTACAGTGTGCGACAGGCGCGAATGGAACTGCTCGCCGACGTGAAGTCGGTCTTGTTCCAAGACGAATCGTTCGTCAGCCCAGACGGCACGCAGCAGTACGCGCTCGACCTCGCAATCGAGAACATCGACTACGACTCGAACGCGCTGCAAGATTTGCAGAAGGGTTTCTTTGTGCTTGAGCTATCGGCTCGCGTCGATATTCTCAGGAAGGAGTGAGCGATGGTGAAGTGCACCTACGTTGGTCCCTACCCGAGCGTCATCGTGCGCGGCGTCGGTACGGTCAAGCGAGGCGAGGAGGCCGACATCCCCGAGTCGGCAATCACGGAAGCATGGGAACGCGTCAAGGACGCGCCGAAGGCCAAGAAGACGAACAAGAAGGACGGTGAATGATGCCTGCTATCGGAAAAGACGCGTACCTGGGCTTCGGCGGCGAATCGTCGTGGGGCAGCGCGGGGACCATCGACGAATGGACGCGCGTCATCTCAATGACTCCGCAGAACGCGAAGTCGAACTTCATCTCCGCAACGCGTCGCGCGGGTATGCCTCGCAAGGTGTACTTCGGCGCAGAGCGTGCAGAGCTTGAAGTCGTCACGCCGTTGATGTTCAACGGGCACGAGCTGTTCTGGGCGGCGCTGTTCGGGACGTACACGTTCAGCTCCGACTTGCCTGTCGTGAGCGCGTACACGCACGAGTTCGAGATCGGCGACGACACGATCACGGGCATCACGTTCCAGCCTCACTTCGGTCTGGGCGGAACGAACGACTACAAGTACACGGGGATGATGCCGTATAAAGTGCGCATCGAGTTGGGCACCGAGAGCGAGGTCACGACGACGTGGTCGTTTGCGGGCAAGCAAGAGACGGCTCCTGTCGTCGAAGCGCCGCCGACGTTCCCCGAGGAGGTCGTCGCACTCAACAACGATGCAGCGATCGTCACGATCGGAGGCGCGTCGGGCGCGTACGTTCAGTCGGGCTTCATCGAGATCGAGCGCCCGCGTGCGATGAATCGCTTCCTGTACGGGCAGACGGCGGCAGGCCGTCCGATCGTCAACGGTCCGCTCAACGTGAACTTCCAGTTCACCGTCGAGTACGATACGGCGAGCGCGTCGGTGGGATCGTACGACGACTTCCGGACCGGAACGCAAGGCGGCCGGCTGACGCTTGCGATGATCTCCAGTCAGATCATCACGGGCGCGACGAACTACAATTTCACGTTCGACGTGGACCAGGTGCAGGTCGTCGGTGACACGCCCTCCGTTCAGGACGACGGCATCGTTCCGTTGACCATCACTGGTATGGGTCTCGACCCGAACGAAGACAGCGACGGCAATTGCACGCTGGCGATCGTCAACGCGGTGAGCGCGAAGGCGACCTGATCCCTAGCTTCATCGAGGAGGCACGATGAGCGAGTTCGATTGGAGTGCCTGGCAACAGGCCGACGAAACGAAGGAAGTGGCGCTGGACGGCGGGCGGGTCGCACTGATCCGACCCGTCTCCGCGCTGAAGGTCATCGACCTGCTTGGCCTGCCCGTTTCGATCATCATGAACGCAGGCGAGAATGGCAGCGCGGTGGAGGCTGCGTTCGCTGACAAGATGCTGGACATGAGCGCATCCGAACTGCTGAACGTCGTGCGCGACGTCGTGGTCGCAGGATGCGTGCAACCTCGCATCGCAACCGAAGGCGCGACGATCCCCGGCGAGTGCGTTGCGTGGGATGATCTTGGCGAGACGCGAGCGATGGCGTTGTTCGGCGAGATCATGGCGCTCACGAAGCTAACGAAGGAGGATGCCGCGCAAGCTGGCGAGTTTCGTAGCGAGTGACGCAGCGCGCGCGATCGACTTCGTGTGTCGCGTCTATCCTGGCGCGGGAACGCCGAGCGCGTACCTTCGCCGCGCTTCGCTTCGAGACTTGAACCTTGACGTCGCGATGGCTTTCCGTTGGTCGCGTGAACGAATCGCAACGGCCGAACGTGAGCTTGAGCGCGACCTGATGCGAGCACAGTCTCATGAAGCGAGACAGGAGATCGTGACCCGATGGCTACTTCGCGCAACACTCTCCAGCTTGTAATCAACGGCATCAACAAGGCGGGCCCCGCCTTGTCAGCCGTTGGAACGCAACTCGCGGCGGTCGGTGCAGCGGCATCGGCCGCCGTTGGCGTTTCTGTGCGCGAGTTCGCAGGCTTCGAGCAACGCATGACTGAGATCAGCACGCTGCTCGACGGCCCGACTTCTGAATCCATGCAGAAGATGGGCGACAACCTGCTTCGCTTGAGCACGTTGAGCGGGCAAGCGATTGAGCCGTTGCAGAAGGCTCAGTACGATGTGATCTCTGCTGGCTTCACGGATGCCGCTGCGTCGATGAACGTGCTCGTTGGATCAACGAAGCTCGCATCGGCGGGCGTCACTGACGTGGCGTCGGCTGCCGACCTCGTGACGACCACGATGAACGCGATGGGCATCGGCGCTGACGAGGTGTCGCGCGTTACTGACGTCCTCTTCCAGACAGTGCGCAAGGGTAAGACGACGTTGCCCGAGCTGTCGGCATCGTTGGGCAACGTGTTCTCGACGGCTAAGACCGCAGGCGTATCGCTTGAAGAGGTCGGCGCTGTCATGGCGACGCTGACCTCGAAGGGCATCAACACGAACGAATCGGTCACGGCGCTCAACAACCTCATGGTCGCCCTCGCTGCGCCGACAGACGAAGCGGCGAAGGCGATGGCCGACCTTGGCATCGACCTCGACGGCGGCATCATCCCTGCGCTTGAAAGCCTGGGTGCGGTCGGCGAAGACGGCCTCGACGCGCTGTCGGAGTTGATCCCGAACATTCGTGCGCTGAAGGCGGCGGCGGCGGCAGGCAAGGACGTTGACACGCTGCGCGCGAACCTCGATGCGATGAACAACGCGTCGGGCGTAACGACCACGGCGTTCGATGCGATGCAGGCAACGCTCAGCGCAGCGATCGATCAGCTCAAGGCAACGGTGCGCACCGTCGTGATCGAGTTCGGTTCGCAGTTCGCGCCAGCCATTCAGGACGTGACGACGCGCCTGTCCAGCCTCGCGCGCTGGGTGCGCGAATCGCCGCGCGACCTCTTGGCGCTCGCCGGGAGTGCTATGCGTGCAGCGATGCAGATCGGTGCGCTTGGCGTCCTGCTTGTTGGATCAGTGAAGGCAATGAAGGCGGCGCAAGCTGGCATGACGCAGCTCCGCGCGGTCGTCGATGTCATGCGGAAGTCAACGACGGCGTTGAACGCCGCATCGCGCCTGAGTTCGTTGCGCTTCATTCTGATCGGCGGCGCTCTTGGCGTTGCACTGCTCGCCGTCGTGCGATTCAAGGACGAGTTGGCGAACCTCGTGTCGTGGTTGTGGGCGAAGCTGCAACCCGCCGTTCTGACTGTCGGTCGTTGGATCGGCGAGTTCTGGCCGAAGGTCCTTGGATGGGCGCAGGCAGCGTGGACCGCGATGCAGTCGGCGATCTTGAACGTCATCAGTACGGTCGTGTCGGGCATGGCGAAGATCATGCGCTTCGGGAATCGTATCGGCATCGTGGGCGACGATGCACTAGCGACGGCCGATAGCCTTGATGAACTGTCGCGCAAGCTAGGCGACATGGCCGACACAGACCCGAGCGTCGTGACGCGTTCCATCGCCGACGAATTCAGGAAGACGAAAGAGAACGCGGTCGAGCTGGCCGACGACATCGGCAACCTCGTGCAGCAGGTGCCTGGCCTTGGCAATGCGTTCGCGCTTGTGCAAGAGGCGCTTGCCGCGTTCAACGAATCAAGCAACGAGTCGATTGATGATCTGATCACAGGCGTCGAGGGCCTTGGCGAAACAGCGGGCGAGACTGCCGACAAGCTCGAAGAAATGAAAGACGAAGGCGACGACGGCGCGAGCTCCATGAGGAACCTTCAGGACGCCGCCGAGTTCGCGCGGCAGGACGTGGAGAATCTTGCCTTCGCGCTTGGCAATAACGTCGCGAACGCGATCGCCGACGTCGGTACGTCGCTCGTTGGTCTTGGCACAGGCACCGTGTCCGTCGCGCAAGCGTTCAAGCGAATGGCGTCGGCTGTCATCTCAGACATCATCCGAATCACGACGCGGATTCTGGTCGCGCGTGCGCTGCTCAAGAAGTTCGGCGCAGATGTCGCAGGCATCGGAGGAGGCGGCGGAACGGCGAGTGCGGGCGGCGCTGTGTTGGGTATGGCTGTCGGCGGTCCGATCGGCGGCGTGATCGGCGGTGCTGTCGGTGGCCTGTTCGCTGCGAACGGAATGATGAACGTGCCCGGAACGCCTGGCCTTGATCGCACGATGGTCCTCGCGAGCGGCGGCGAGATGATTCTGTCGAACCGCAAGGCGAACATGATGCGCGAGGCGTTGTCGCAGCCGCAGGTCGGCGTCGGGTTTGACAAGCTGGGCCGATCAACAACAGGATCGCGTCGCGACGTAACAGTGAACATCGACGTGAGCAGGCCGCTTCGCCGTTCGGAGCAGATCGACCTGCTCCGCTCCATCGACGACGCGGAAGCGCAGAGCGGAAGGTTCAACGCATGAGCAAGTTCAAGGTCACGCTGAACGCAGAGCCGCGCGATCCTGTCGGCGCAAGCGACTACGGCTTCGAGGCGGCGGCGATTGATCTCGTCTCGCCTGACGGCGACCCTGCTGTTGACATCGTGCTGACATCGCCCGACCCAAAGGATCGCATCGTCGAGTCGGTGTCGGGCGCTGACACAAGACAGCATCGCGAGAAGCGCGCTGTGCTTGACCTTGACATCGACTGGGTGGACGACGCTGCGAAGCAGGCCATCGAGCTGCTGTACTGGAACGGGCGCGACGTGAGGGTGAACGCGAACTACGATCGCACGACGATCCTGTCTTACCCTCTCACCCGCGACTTCGTGCCGACGTGCAATCGGTACGGCCTCAGCGACGTGACGTTCGTGCGCGGACAGACGCGCTACGTGTGGGATGAGCGCGAGCGCGTGTACCGCAAGTGGGTCAGCGGCGACCCTGCGTTCGCCTTCCATCGCGGCGCGTACTATCGCGGGCTCGTTACGGAACCCGACATGGACAACCGTGCTGCCGTTCCTCACCCGTCGTCGTCAGGTACGGGTTGGTCGTTCACGACAGGCACGGGCTCCATCTCGCATCGAGGCGACGTCCCGTCGCCCGTGCTTGCGAAGCGCGGCACCGACGGCATCGCTTCACTACGGGCCAACGCGCCAGGGACGACGACCACTCCTGTCGCGACGCATACGGCGTCGTCTCTGAGCGGTTCGGCCGACATCGGCGCAAGCATCTGCATCCGCGGGCAAGGCAACGTGATCGTGCGCATCGAGGATTCAGCAGGCAACGCAACGGTCGGCGGCGGCATCGTCGCGCTGAACCTGAGCAACGACGACGAATGGCAACAGGTCAAGCTGTACAGCGAGAACGCATCGGGCGGCACGACAGCATCGCTCCGCATCTTCTTCGCCGACGCTGTGTCGAATGCGAAGAACGTAGCGCAGATCGTCGAGGTCGGGCCTGTTGGAATCTACTCCGTCGGCACGTCGTGGCCTCCTTCGATCTGCGACTGGGTTGAATCGTCAACGACGGGCGCTGCGGATCAGGCTTTCGCTACAGGCACGATCGCGAACCCAGGCAAGCTCACCGTGTCGTTCATCACACGATGGGCGGCGAACGACCTTGGCTTCTTCGAGCTGGGATACGGTTCAAGCGAGCGCCTGTTCTGTCGCAAGTTTGCAGACGATGATGCATCGCTGCCCGGATACCTTCGCCTTGACTGGGCATCGGCGTCGGGTGCTGACTCAACAACGCGAGACCCGTCGTTCGCTGGGTTGAGTGAAGGCGACGTCGCGCACATCGTCTGGACGCTCGACCCGAACGACGGCTCGCGCTTGTACATCAACGGCATCGCCGACCCCGTTGACCCAGGCCCGTTCCCCGTGTCGCTGTCCACGTTCGGTTCAACGCACTTCTTCGGGTCGTACAACCTCAGCACGTTCCTTGCGAACTCGTGCTTGCAGATGTTCCGCCTCGACTCGTGTCGTTGGTCCAGCGCCGACGTGCAAGCGCACTTCGAGACGTACGCGCAGCCGTGGGCCGTTCAATCGTTGCAGCGATTCATGGGTCGCGTGTTCACCATCGACGACATGCAGTGGACGCTCCGTCAGGTGTTCGATGGGCAACATCAATGGATCGGCAAGCTATCGCTCGTCGAGCTTGACGTTGACGACGGCGCGCCCGTGCAACAGCAGGAGGGTCTGTGATGGCTGATCGCTTCGCCGTTGGCATGATGAACGAACTGCAACGACGCAACGTGACGGTGCGACAAAGCACATACGTCGGCGTATGGGGCAGCGTCGTCGAGGTGGACGTGAGCGACAAAGTGATCGAGATCCGTGACAGCGCGGAGTATGAGCTATACAACGCGCACCCATCGGAGAAGGGAAGCATCACGTTCCCGCCGATCGAGATCGAGATGAACAACAGCGACGGCACGTTCACTATCGGCAACGCGAACGGCGTCTTCCCTGGCGGCCTGCGCGACTTTGAACGCAAGGCTCGCATCCGCGTGAAGGTCACGCTTGAAGGCGGCGGCGTGTCGCAGGTCGTGTACGAGAATCGAGGCTTCCTGCGTGAGCCGTCTTACGAGGCAGGCGACCGCGCGTTCTTGTTTGCCGAGCATCCACTGAACCATCTCACGACGAAGGAGTGGTCGATGGCCGAGCACGCGTTTGATTCCACTGGCGTCGTTACCTGCGTCCTGAGTCTGTAGCTATGACCATCGCGACATGGACAGACACGTGGTCGTATCAAGGCGCGCCGTCCTTCACGACAGCGACCGTCTCGATTCTGTACGACAGCTCCGCTGCGAAGTATTACTTCAACGCGACAGCGACGAACGTGTTCTACGGCGTCGGGAACGACGACACGAAGCAAGAGCTATATCTTCAGAAGCGCACCGACAAGTCGCTGACGATCCCGTGCGACAGTTGCAACACGATCAACGCACAGACGCGCCTGTACGAAGTCGAGCTGCCGAACAAGGTCGAGCGCGTTGGCAGCGACCCTCAGATCATGCAGCCGAACTACCCTGCGTGCAACGGCGTTGGCGCGTCGCGTCGATTCTTCTGGGCGAACCTGTCGAGCGGCTCAAACAATTGGGACTTGAAGTGTCGGCGCATCGTTCACTGGGATGCCGACAACCCGTTCGAGGTTCTGTTTGACATCCTCGTTGGACAGCACGACGGCACGACGTACTGGAGAGGCATCCTTGAGCGTTCAACGTGGGAGGATGCGAAGGACGCCTACGACGACATCCCGGCCGAGGTGAACTACACGCCCGAAGTCGGCAGCAAGATGTCGCAGAGCATCAAAGACATCATGGACTGCACGACAGCGTGGTTCGCGATCCGTCCGTCGGATGACGACGGCGTGCTGCGCGCGCATGTCGGCGATCGTCAAACGTCGGTTGAGCGCGACACGCAACTCGACCTTGACACGTTCAGCGACTACGGCATCGAAACGTGGGAAGCCGTCGTGCGCATGGACCTGCGCATCAACGCGTTGGAGATCGCGTACGGCAAGATGTATCACTTCACAGACATCGGCACGTACGAAGTGCGCCGTTCGTTTCCGCACGGCATGGTCGCCGACCTCGACATCTTCAAGATGCGCTGGACCGAAGACGACGACACGGAAGCGACCGTGCGCTTGCAATGCCCTCACACGCTCAAGCGACAGGCGTTGCCGAACCTGTTCGACCTTGCCTGGTGGTACGAGCCGCAGATCGAGATCGTCGTCGAGATGGGTTTGCTTCACTGGAACTACGAGGTCGGCGACATCGTGCGCGTGTCGCACGAGGGCCTTGGCTTGGACGCCGACACGTTCATCGTGCGCAAGAAGAAGGCGCGCTTCAAGAAGCAGACAGCGACCCTCACGCTCTTGCAGTATCGCGGCGCTGGCGAGGCATCAATCCTTGGTCACGTCGCCGACTCTGACTTGCTGTTCGTTCTGAGCACGCAGACGACAGGCAACTACAGCGACGGCGAGCAGTTGCTTGATGTCGCGCCTCGCTTCTACGATCGCATCATCGACGAGAGCGGCATCTACGGGTCGGTCGGCATGTTCGCTGCGCTGCCGACATCGGCAACGACGCGGGCGCAAGTCGATGACCCAGGCACAGGCATCGACCCTCCATGTCAGGCGATGCGGTACACGCTGTCGCTGACCGAACAGAGCGCCGGACTTGAGTACGATTCGATCGCGCAGAACAAGTCGCTGCAACGACCGTTCCACCTCGTGCTCGTGTGCGACGTCGCGAACGTTGCCGAGCAGATCATGTCGCTTGGATACTACACGCCATCGGTGCAGTACATCGAATGGGGCGTCAACGGCGGCAATAACGTCGGATGGTATCTGAGCGACACAGCGACGTGGTACACGGTGGACTTGACTTCTGCGCTCGCTGCCCTCACGTCTGAATACTGCGTGCTTACGATCAGCATGAACGGAACGGGCATCACAGGCGGCGGCGTCGCCATCAACGGGTCGTGGGTCGGGACGGGTTTGACGACGCCTTCATCTTTGAGCTACACGAACGCGACCATCGTGTACTTGAACAACGACCGCTTCAAGCTGCAACTCAGCGACCGCAAGGCGCTGTTCTGGATGATGCATCAAGCAAGCGAGCACGACCTATCGTGGGGAATCGAAGATCGTCTTGTATCGCGCTACAGGTGCGAGTAAGGGAAGCGTGTGGAACCTGCCGAGATCATCGGAGCGATCGGCTTCGAGAAGTATGCATTCGTCGTCATCGCCGCGATCGCTTGGCAACTCATCTACCTGCTGCGAAGGTTCGGCGAGAAGAAACTCAACGGGCGGCTTGAGCCTACGGACTACACGAAGCGCGGTGCCGTGCACGCGTGCGCGTGGTCGCCGGACAAGGCGAAGGAGTGGGGCGACGTCGTTGAGTCGGTCCGCAAGCTGCGGGAGTACAACGAAACCCAGGCTCGCGAGATCGCGAGCGGGAAGTTCGCTTGCCACTTCAAGGATCACGACGAGGTGAGAGACATGCTTGACCTGTTACGAAACATCAACACAGGCATCTCGCGCTTGGACGCAACGTTGCAAGACGTAGCACGGCAGGCGCGGTCGTGAGCGATAGGCTTTCGACGAACTTCTCCGTGCATGAGGTGTTCGGCGATCACGAGCCGACGACGTTTCAAACGTTCCTCGCACGCGAGCTTGCCGAACGATGCCTTGAGCCCATTCGCGCGTTGATGCAGTGCCCGATCTATGTGAGCGACGGCTTCCGTAGCTTCGAGAGGCACAAGGAACTCGACGCGCGAGGCTATCAACCTTACATCCTGACCGACCATTCGTTCATGGACTCGTGGCAGCCGCTTGGCGTTGGCGCTGTTGACATCTTGAAGCTCGTGCGTACGCGCTACGGCAACCTTCAGCGCCGCGCATTCACCGAAGCGGAATACGACGACATCACCGAACTGCTTGGCGTCGAGAATCCACTTCCCTATGGTCAGCTCATCTGGTACAGGAAGCGCGGGCACTTGCACATCAGCAACCCGCGTTCGCTTGTGTTCAGTGAAGCGTTCGTCGAGCACGCTGGATTCCCCAGGCGTTCGGCAACGTACATCAAGGAAGGATAGGCGATGGCCTACAACAAACAGCAGATCGAAACGGTCGGAGACGCGATCCTCGCGAGCATCGACGCCGTGAAGGACGGGCTCGACACGAACGATGTGACGGCGGCGGTGTCGCTGCTCACCGCGATCGGCGCTGCGGCCGATGAGTTCCGCACCGACACCGATGCGGCGTTGCTGCACCTCGTCGGTCACATCGCGAGCAAGGTCGGCGACTCGCGCGTCGATGCCGAGCCGACTGCGTGATGATCGGCAAGCTCGTACGCATCGCAGGTGCGGTCGCTGCAACAGCGGCCGCGTCTGCGGTGAACCCCGCGCTTGGCGCAGCGTTGGGTTCGTCGTTCGTCGGCGCTGGAGCAATGAAGGTCGCGGGCAAGAAAATCGAAGAGCGAGGTGGCCCTCCCGTTCATCGCATCGCTTCGCCCGTTGCTGCGCTTTCGTTGCCTGTGCTTCTTCAATCGTTCGGCGTTGACCTTCGCGCGCTTTGCGATGTCGTCCAGCGCCTGTGTTCCGATGATGCACTGCCAGTCGCGGTCGGCGCTACGGCGGTCGTGCTTCATCAAGTGCTTCGCGGAGTCACGAGCGCGTTCGCGAGGCAGTGACGCAACGTCGCTCGCTGCGCCTGGTTTTCGGCACTTCCCGCGCGCACAGCGGCGCCCGCGCCCGCCGCCGCACTGCCAGCATCGCCCGCCGCCGATCCTTACTATACAGTGCAGGCAAGCGCGGGAAACCCGTACTTGCGGACAGGTGCCGATATCGGGGCCTGTCCGGCCCCGTCCCTGGCGTCGGGGCCTCCTGGCGCCGCTGCGCCCGCCTGCCGCATACCCGGTCCACCGCCCGAAAATAACCTGTAACTCGTTGCAAATGCAGCACTTACAAACTTGACACAAAGTTACATTCGTATATTATATACATGCGGCGGCGATGAGGCTGCCGAAGACGCACGAAGCGAAAACGCGAACGAAAGCGACGAACACTGATCGAACGACGAGTAGCACGCGAAACGCCGTGAGGCGTCGACCCTCGCTGAACGTTGCGTGGAGGGCCCTGAAGGAGCGAAGCAACGTTCGACAACAAACGCTCAAGCACGCGCACAAGCGCAAGCCAAGGAACGAAAACAATGACGACCAAGAAGACCAGCGCCCGCCGCAGCAACGCCGCCTCGAAGACGACCACGACGCCGAAGCAGAAGCAGGCCGAAGCGCACGCGGCGAACAACGAGCCGAAGCCGATCACTGCCGCCATGGCTGACCGCCTCGTTGCGATGGGAATCATGACGGCCGAACAGCGCGCCGAGCACGAAGCCGCTGGCTTGATTCGCAGCAAGCGCACGCCGTTCTTCGACCACGAGACTGAGAAGGTGGCTCGTGCGATCTACGAGCGGGTCGCGAACTTCAACGCGAGCAGTGAGGAGTACACCATCACGATGCGCGTGACCCGGATTCGCGGCGAGGCGAAGGCCAGCAAGCAACTCACGGCGAAGGTGGTCGGGCTCGACAGCAACGAGGGCGACGACGAGTAGGCGAAGCAACGAGCTTCGCTACGAGGAGGGCACCGCGCTTGCGGTGCCCTCCTTGCGTACACAGCGCGGCGCGGGCAGCGCCACCTATGCGAACGGCGGACCTTGGGTATGGGTCCGCCTTGCGGCAGTGAAGGGCCTCTGCGAAGCGGCATGAGGCTAGGGTAGCGGCATGAGGCCGCTGCCGCGCTTGACGCGGCCGCTGCGAGGAATGCGGCCGAGAGCAAGAAATGGAGCAGCGAATGGCGAAGAAGAACGAATCGCCGAAGCTGGAGGACGTCGTGGCCGACATCGAAACGGTCGCGAACTTCGGCCAGGTCCTGAACAAGTGGTCGTGGGCGCAGTATCGCTCGATCACTGCGAAGCATGATGCGGACGTTGCGTACGCCGTCGCCTACGAAGAGGCGATGAACATGACCGCGAACGGCAAGCCGCTGAGCGAGAAGGCGAAGGACAATCACGCGTTCGCGCAGACGGCGGAACTCGCGCTTGCTGCGCAGCTCGCCGACCTTCAGGCGAAGGTGTACTACAACCTCATGCTGAAGTGGCGCGACAGCGATGCATCGTCTTCGGCTGCCGAACTCATCGCTGCGTTGAAGGACGTGCGGTGATGTACTGGACGATCCTGCTGATCGCCTTCGCGCTCGTTGTTGCCGACATCGTTGCAACGCGCGAGCTGTTCTAGCACTTCGTCGCACGGACGCGACGTCGCAGACATAGACGGATCAAGTAGCGCAAACGCGTGAGACGAGCCGTCGGTCGAACGTTGCAATGAAGCAACGCGACCGGCGGCTTTTTCTTTAGGAGCGAACGACATGAACGACACATACATCACGCGAGGCCGCGGGACGCTCGCGAACCTCATCAACGAACTCGAACGCCAGCAGGACACGAAGGTGGACTTCGTGGCCGACGCACGGCAGTTCGGCGTTCACTTCAACGGCGACGGCTTGATGATCGGCGGCGTCGATGAACGCGTGCGTGAATGGATGCCCGACGAGTCAGGGTTCACGCGCAACGGCCTGAACCAGTTTCTCGCGAAGTGCGATCCTGGCGTGCCTCGCACGTTCTACGACAAGCTGCCGCAGGACAACATCACGAGCGACTTCTTGACGCACCTGTTCCGCAACAGCGGCAAGCGTCGCCTGTTTCGGATGCTCGACGGCAAGGTGCGTGCCGTGCAGTCCGATCAGTACAAGATCGTGGATCACATCGACCTCGCGTTCAGCGCATTACAGACGGTGCAGGCGGTCGGCGGCGAAGTGATCGACTGCCGCCTCACTGACAGCGAGATGCGCATCTCGTTCACGACGCGCGAGGTCGCTGGTCGTGTGATCGCTGGACAGAAGGAAGGGCCTGCTGGCTGGCAGGCCGACGCAACGTTCCGCAAGATGACGGGCCTCCGTTGGGGCGACTACGAGCCGCCGTTCGGAAGTGAGACTGTGCATCCGTGCATTTCACTTCGCAACAGTGAGACGGGTCAAGGTGGCCTTCACGTTGAGATGGGAATCCTCGAATCGGCGTGCTTGAACATGGCGCTCGTGCAGAAGCAGATCGCGAAGGTGCACTTGGGTCAGCGTATGGAGGTCGGCATGTATGAGGCCGACACGCGCGAAGCGATGGGCCGTGCGCTCATCATGCAAGTTCGCGACGTGCTGCAACGTTCGTTCAACCCGGAGTGGTTCAACAAGCTATGCGCGAAGCTGAACGAGACGGCGAGCACGGAGATCGAGCACCCGACGTCGGCTGTGATGAACTTCGCCGCCGTTCACAAGATGCCCGACGCACAGCGCGACAAGGTGCTCCAGCACTTCCTGTCCGAAGCACAGTACAACGTCTTCCAGCTTGCGCGCGCGGTGTCGCGCAGTGCGCAGGAATTCGATGCAGGCGCAGCGACCGAGATGGAGCAACTCGCCGGCGAGACGATGGTGAGCGCGTTGATCGCAAAGAAGTGCGATCGCGCCGAAGCCATCACGAGATAGGAGCAGCGATGAACGTACCGAAGAAGCGCGACGCGAGCGCCGTCGCGAAGGTCAAGGTGAGCGGTCAGCCGATAGCGGTCGATCGCATCATCAACCGAACCGCGCTCAAGCTGGAGTTGAATCGGCCTGCGCCCGAAGGGTTCGTGCCGATCATCGACGGCGTGGTCATTGACCCGGAAGGCGACACCTACCAGTTGCCAGGAGGTGCGCGCGGGTTCAGCGCGTCGTTCTTGGCTCGCGTGCAGAACGCGGCGGGCATCCAGCAGACGGAAACGTACCACCGCGAAGTGGTCGTGAACGGCGAAGACGGCATCGAGGTTGAGGTCGTCGCCATTCGGCCTCGTGCTGGCGAGCTTCCGTTGCAAGCGCGAGCGATCTGCCGCATGTCGTACGTGGACGCCTATACGCGCTACCTGCGCAGAGGCACCGACGACAGCGAGAAAGAGAAGGCGCGTGAGCGTTCGTTCCTGCCTCGCAAGCTGGAGACGATGGCGATGAACCGTTGCATCGCGAAGCTCGCAGGCATCAAGCGCGCCGAACGCGGCGACCTGCTGCGAACGGAGCACGGGCCTGTCGTGTGGGCCTTCCGCCGCGACCAGCTCGACATGGCGCGCGACGACGTGCGCGCTGCGTACATTGACGCGGCGGCATCGAGCGCGGGGCGCCTGTTCGGGAAGGCGGCGGCGCTCGACGACGCAACGGAAGGCGCACCGCTCGACATCGCAAGCGAGGAGCACACGGTGCGCCCGGACGATCCTGAGCTTGGCGCTGTCAGCGATGTCGAGTACGAAGACGAAGGCGAGGCTGTCTGGGAAGACGTTGCCGACGAACCAGCGCCCGAAGACGAGCCGGAGGCCGAAGTCGCAGAACCGGAGGACGGAGCCGACGGTGGCGAAGATTCGCACTCTACGCTCTTCCCGCCCGCTTGGCCCTACGAGCCCGACAGCGACATCTCGCAAGGCATCCTGAACGTCAACACGAAGCGCGGGATGTGGCTGAAGGTGAAGGATCTGCCCGTTTCGGTGTGCAACGTGTTCCTGGCGTCGTGGAGCATTGAGACGGAGTACGACGCTGAAGCCGACGAGCACGGCGTGTTCGCGCTTTGGCAAGACAGCAAAGCCGACGCGCCGAAACGCGCGACGTGCAAGGTCCTCATGATGCACTTCGGCATCGAGGAGTGACACGAACGGGATGCGGTCGCGGTGCGCTGTAGGCTCCTAGGCCGCATCGACGGCCGCATCCCACGAAGGAGCGAACGATGAGCAAGATCAGAATCGCGTGCACGTCTGACTGGCATGTATGCGATCGAAACCTAGAGGCGTGCAAGCACGCGCTCGACGAAGTGGCGCAGGTAGTCGAAGCGAACAGGCCCGACTACGTTGCGCTCCTTGGCGACCTGACGCATGTGCGCGGGAAGCTCGATGCGTCGAGTGCGTTGCTGATCAAGGACACGCTTCGCGACCTGCGTGCGCACGGCGCCCAAGTGGTCGCCATCCCAGGCAATCATGATCTGTACAGGAACGGCGAAGGATCGAACCTCGATGCCTTGCTGGCGCACACAGGCGACGACGACAGGCTCGTGCCCGACGACGAGGCGATGCAGCTTCACAGTGGTCCGTCGTGCGTTGAACTCGCCGAAGGCGTCGGCGCGTTCTTCCTGCCGTTCTATCACAAGTGGCAGTATGACGTTGAAGGTACGGACGACGAACTCGTGGCCGACCTTCAGCACTTCATCAAGGGCGCACAGGCAACGCTTCGTTCATGGGGGTGCACGACGTTGCTGTGCTTCACGCACATGAGCATCGTCGGCGCAGAGTTCGACAACGAGCAGATGATGAAAGTCGGTCACGACCTGGCGCTGCCAGCGAGCGCGTTCGACGGATTCGACCTCGTTGTTTCCGGTCACATGCACAGGCCGCAGACGTTGCGCACAGGAACGGGCGAGATCGTGTACATCGGCGCGTTGCAGCCGTTCACGTTCGGCGATCGGTGGACGCAACCTCGTGTCGTGCTCGTCGAAGCAGAAGCAGGCGGCAACGTCTCATGGTCGGAGTACCCGTTGACGGTCAAGCACGCGTTGCTTCGTTTGAAGTTCGACCTTGAAGAGTATACGAAGCACTGGAACGGCCTGAGCATCCCGCTTGCGGTCGAGCAGTTCATCGACGCGCACGGGCACGGTCAACTCGACGGCGCACGCGTGCGCGTTGAAGCGTGTTTGTCGTCTTCGCAGATCGCGCTGCTCGACAAGGATTGGCAGGCGGGCGTCGTGCGCAAGTACGCGCTGCGTGAGTTGAAGATCCTGCCGCGACGCACCGACAACGAGCTGATCGCCGCCGTCGAGGGCATCGAGAAGATGACGATGGCGAAGCTCATCGACCTATGGGTCGGCGAGCAGCCGATGTCGAGCGAGGAGCGCGCGAACGTTCGGAAGTGGGCGGCGCACATCGAAGGCGAGGCTGGCGTGCAGCGCAACGACAGTGCGTTCGATCATGTTCCAATCCGCACGACAGCGACGAACTGGAAGCAGTGGTCCGAGTTCGATGTCGTCATTGACGACTGGCCCTCAACCGTATGCATCCACGGCGACAACGCTGTCGGGAAGTCGAACCTCGCCGAAGCCGAAGCGTTCGCGCTGTATGGCGTGAACATGAAGGGCACGAGGCTCGCGAACTGCGTGAAGGACGGCGAGAAAAAGTGCGCCGTATCGCACGAGTTCACATCGAACGGCGTGACCTATCGCGTGATCCGTTCGCTCACGCTGCGCAAGGACCGCCTCAGCGCAAGCACGACGCTGAAGTTCCTGAACGTAGACGAAGGTATGCGCGAGCTGTCGGTCGGCACGAACAAAGAAACGCAAGCGATGATCGACGACCTCGTTGGGCCGATCGAGCACTACCGTATGCGCTTCGCTCAACAGCAGGACATCGCTGGCCTGATCGAACAGAGCGATGAGCAGCGCCTTGACACGTTCCAACGCTTGCTTGCGTTCGACCTGGGCGCACGTTCCGAGGTCGCGCGCATCGAAGTTCGCAAGGCGGAAGGACGCAAAGCGGAAGCACTCGCGCAGGCGAACGCGTTGCTGGCGATGAACGATGAGGCATGGCGCACGATGCCGGCTCACGTTCGCCTGCATGTGAGCCAGGACGAGCCTGAGGTCGCGACAGTCGAACGCCTCTTGGAAGAGGCACGCACGAAGACGAACGAGGCGCACGCCGTCCTCGACACGTACATCGAGCGAGGCGAACGCCTCGCGTTGGCGGCGTCGGCGTTGGCTGAGGAGCGCGCTGGCATGGAAGGCGAGCTTCGCGGATTGCCTGTGCCTGATCTGCAAGCGGCGCACGATCGTGTCGCGTCGTGCGAGCGACGCTTGAAGGAGCGGCAGGACGCGATGACGCGCCTGCTCGATGACGAGCCGCCGCCCGTCGAACATGCGCCCGACGACGAGGACCTCGAAGGCTTCGCGATGACGTTCGGTATGGCCACCGACGAGTTGCGAGACGACATGGAAGCGGCCGAAGGCCGCCGCGGTGTCCTTCGCGGACTTGAAGGGACGTTGATCGCGTTGCGTGCGGAGCGCGATACGCTGGCAAAGCAAGCGTCGGGCACAGAACACGACCTCCCGTGTCATGGCATGTACAGCCAGGAAGGCACTCAATTATGGGAGGCGTGCCCGTTGACGCGTGACTTGCTTGAACGCGGTGAACGCATCGCGAAGCTCGATCGCGAGATCGGACTACAGGGATTGGCGATCGAGAACGCGGAAGAGGACCTCGCGCTTGCGCTTGAACAGGTCGAACGCCAGCAGGAGCACGTTGAGCGAACGCAACGCGACCTCGATTCAGCGAAGGCGATGCGTAGCGCGTACGTCGTTCGCGGCGCTTGGCTGCGTCGGTGCGAGGACCTGACAGCAGACGTTGATGCGGCGGCGCGTGCGTTGGTCGAGGCGCAAGATCAGCGCGATGCCGAGTTGAAGGCATACGAAGAGGCGAACGCAAAGCGCAGCCAACTCAGCCAACGCGTCCTTGAGTTGCGTCAAGACGAAGCGAACGCCAACGAAGCGAAGATCGACAACGAACGGCTCATCAAGGTGAAGGCGAGCGAGCTTGATGAGTACAAGGACCGCGCGCGTGCGCTTGAAGGCGCGCTGCACTCGCTTGAGCGGTGCGAGGAACGTCGGTTGCAGGCCGAGGAGCACAAGGAGGACGCCGCGTTCGCCGACAAGCAGATCGCGACGCTTGAGGCGTATCGGAAGGCGTGCGGGCGCACAGGCATCCCGCTCATCTTCCTGCGAACGGTCGTGCCCGAGTACGAGCGGCTCGTGAACGCGATGCTCGCGCCCGTGGACATGCGCTACGAGCTGGCAACGACGCGCACGACGACGACGGGCGACGAGCGGCCTTCGCTCGATCAGCACTTCGTTGACGCGAACGGACGGCATCCAGTCAAGGAGGCATCGGGCTTCCAGCGTGTCGTGCTTGGCGTCGCGCTGCGCTTGGCGTTGACGAAGCTGCATGGCGACCTCACGGGCAGCGGAGTTTCGACAGTGTGGCAGGATGAAGGATGGGGCGCGTTCAGCGAGCAGAACATCCCGTTGGCTGCCGAGATGATCGCGAACGTGACGGACGTGATGGGCGGTCGCTACGTGTACATCACGCACGTTCCCGAGCTTCAGGAAACGGCGCGTGCGCGTATCCTCGTGACGAAGGATACCGATGGATCACAGCTCGACCTCGTAGTAGGTTGACGAAGGCGCGGAGGCGGCGGCGAGGCATGGTGCCTTGTCGCCGCCGACGCGTGAACGAAGGAGCGAACGTGAACGAGGAAGCGAAGAAGGTGCCGACGAACGTGCGGCAGGTTGTGATCGCACACGAGATGCTGAGTCGAGCGATCCGCGATGCGATGCACGAGTATCCTCAGCTCTATGCGGCAGTGATGGGCTGCCTTCGCGATCAGCACGCAGCGAAGGAAGGCGACGCGTTCCACGTCAGCGCGATGATCTGCGCGTTGCCTGCCGATGCGCCTGAGCCGTCGCGCATCGTGCGTGCAACGGGACCGTTGCCTGACATCAAGGGAGGCGCGTGATGGGATCGCCGCGAGCGAGAGCGTACAAGCGTTGGTTGGAGTTCCATGAAGCGAACCCGCACATCTATCGCGAGATCGTGGAGCGTGCGTTCAGGTTGACGTCGCGAGGGTACACGCGGTTCGGCTTGCAGATCATCATCGAGTCGATTCGCTACGATCACGCCATTCGCACGAAGGGCGAACTTTATAAGATCAACAACACGCACGCCGCGTTCTATTCGCGCAAGCTCGTGGCCGACTACCCGGTGCTTGCTGACGTGATCGTGCGGCGCAAGTCGATGGCAGACGACGACGGCGGACCCGAGCCTATGGAGCTGTTCGCGCATGAGTGAGATCAGGTTGAACAACTCGCGCAAGAGTCGCGAGATCGGGATGCTGAAGGCGGTCATCAAGAAGAAGGACGCGAAGATCGAACGGCTTGAAGCGCGCGTTCGGTACCTTGAGAAGCAACTCAAGCAAGGAGACGAGGAGCGATGAAGTGGAAGCAAGCGACAATCGGTGCAGTGGTCGGTGCGGCAGTGACGATCGCGCCGTTGCTGTATTTCGGTTATTGGGGGCAGATGTTCGGCGCTGCTGATCGCACGACGAAGGAGATCCCAGGCACAGGCTTTCGTTGGATGCGTGCGACGGTGAACGACGAACCGCGAGCGTCCGTGCAGTTCAACGACGCCGCCTGGCTGCCATGGTGGATTCTCGAAGACGCTGACGCGTTGCGCGTGTACGGCTGCAATCTGTACCCGTGCGACTACTACACGGGCAGCGGGACGACGGAGCGCGTGCTGTTCGTGCAGGTGGAGCCGTTCCGTGACGACGTGCTGAACGTCGCGCTCGCAGGATCGCCGACAGATCCAACGCGAACGCGTGCGATCCAAGTGCCACACGATCGGTGGGAGGCGGTGGTTCAGCGATGAGCACGTATCAACCGAACGGCGACGGAACGTGCAAGCGATGCGGGCGTGATGTGGGCGCGCACGATGGAGGGCATGAGTTCGTGGAGTGCTACTGCCTCGACTGCTCCGAAGCTCAAGAGTTCGGCGAGTTCGGAGTGTGCGCTCACTTGATCCCATCACCGCTTGACGGCGGCGCGTCGGCCACAGAGTGCGGACGTGCGTCCGACCATCCGATCCACGACATCGGCCGCGTGCTGCGATGCCCGGAGGTGAAGTGATGCCGCACGATCACAACGAACGTCACGAGGACCGCGCTGTGAGCAGGCCGAACCCTCAAAGCGACGCGCCTGTCGCGCTGCGCAAGGCGCAGGATGGAACGTACGGCGTGACCTATGGCGATCACGTCGTGCTGACGGGCGAAAGCTACGCGTTCGCGAATCACGTCGTTGCCGCACTACGAGGCGCGACGTGGCCTTGCAGCGAGGCCGAAGACATCGCCAGGTCGTTCCTCAAGACCATCAAGGTGAAGCGAACGCGACGTGGCAAGCGCGGCGGCAGGAGGGGCAAGCAATGAGCGGCATCCGATCACGACGCAAGGGAGCGAACGGTGAGCGCGAGCTTGTGAACTTGCTGAAAGCGAAGGGTCTGAACGCGCGACGCATCGCGATGCTTCAGACGAACCGTGACAACAACGACCCGGACGTGGACGTTGCCGATCACCCGGAGCTGCACATTGAGTGCAAGCGCGGCAAGAAGGTGAACGTTCACGCCGCGATGCGACAGGCGATCAAGGCAAGCACAGAACGAAGCGTGCCTTGCGTGATGTATCGAAACGACGGTGACGAATGGCTCGCAATCCTGCGGGTCACAGACCTCATCGACTACATGAACGGAGCGAACGATGACGACGAAGCCTGACACTGAAACCCGCGACACGACCATGATTCACGTGCGCGTGCCTTCGGACCTTCGCAAGAAGCTGGCGATCATCGCCGCTGCGGAGGAGACGAGCATGACGGCGATCATCAACGGTCTGATCGAAAACTATGTGCGCGTCACGATGGAAGTCTCGATGCGGAAGGCCGCCGAATGACATGGCTCAACGAGGCTACGTTCGGCAACGTCGCGGCGAGCTGGACCATCACGCGTACTTCGGCGAGCGACCTTCAGCCTACCTCACCTATTCGCACGTCAGACTTCTTGCTGACCACCGAACGGGAGTGGCTGAGGTGAACGCGAAGAGTATCGCGCACGGAACTGGCCTGTCGGTGCGTGTTGTACGAGCCGACCTGAGGTGGCTCACAAGCGAAGACGAGGTCACGGGTCGGCCTGCATACCTGCGCGTAATCGAGCGCGGGAATCAGCACGTCGTGGGCGCCGTCGCTGTAGTGAAATATAGCGATGGTACATCTGTGCCGTTACGTTCAAACGTCAGTGCTCAGGAGGGTGCTGTGACGTCTGGAGGTAACAGCACAGAGGGTGCTGTGACGTTTGAGGGTAACAGCACGACCAGTGCTGTGACGCCTAAGGGTAACAGCACGCAAGCCAACGCCAACAACGGCAGCGACTTGCAGCGCCTAAGAAGAAGGAAGAAGAAGAAGAAGGAGAAGAATCCTTCTACGAAGTACCCTAGTCCACTGGAAGGCAGCGGCAGCGCGAACGGCGGCGAAGGATTCTCTCTACCGATCGGAGTTGTCCTGAGTGCAGGCGAGCACACTCGTGCTTTCGCGAGTGAGTTGGCGCTTGGAATCCATCGCGAAGCGCGCTTCTCGAAAGTGATGGCCGAGTTCCTCGTGAACGAAGTCGTACCAGGGTTCAATCAACGACGCAGGAAGGACGGAGCGACATGCGACGACTTCATCCGATACGCACGAACGCGTATGTCCAAGCTGATCGAACACGAGGCGCGAACGGGCAAGATCGCAATCGACGGTTCACTTGTGCGACCAGGGTCGCCCCGTTTCGTCGAGTTCGTAGACGAGCAAGTCACCCGACCTTGGAGGCGGGTGCGAGATTCGTTGCGGCGGGTATGACGAAACTCGAACGCATCGAACTCGCGCTTGCGGCGGCGATGCTCGTTGCGTTCATCGCAATCGTGTACGCGTTCGTGTGACGACGCGTGCAGAGCAACCCGCAACGCACGACGCGAAGCGGGCAACGAGTTGGAGGTGTGCGAAACGGTGCCTTTGCTTTCCGCGTTGCGGTGAAGGTGCCAGCGATCGTGAGTGCGTGGGGCGTGATCGGTCGCACGCACACCTCCAGCGCAAACAACGAAGGAGCGAACATGACGAAGAAGAAAGTCTCGCACCTGCCGCGCTACATGCGCAGCGACCTCGCGAAAGCGAGCAAGCTGAACAAGCGGCAATGGCGCATCGACGACGGGAAGTACGAATGCGGCAAGGACATTACAGCGAACACGGGCAACGCGATCACGCGCAGGTTCACGACCTGCGCTGCGTGTATGCGCGTGTATGACGCGTGGTGGGCGAGCGTGTTCGAGTCGAACGACCCGCACCGCATGGTCCAACACATCCATCTCGTGAACACGAACATGGACCCCGCTCGCTTCCCGGTGCCGTTCTGATGAGCGACAAGCCGAAGCACGAAGCGATGCGCGAGCGTGCGGCGAACGGGTCACGCGCCGCTGCCATTCGCCTGTTCTGCATCGAGTGCCAGGGAGGGAGCCTGCCAGGCGTCAAAGCATGTGCGGCTTTTCAGTGTTTCCTATGGCCCTACCGAATGGGAAGGGGCTCGCAGGTGCGGCGGCAAGGGTCGGGCGGCGACGGCGAATCCTGAGCCGTAAAGTGCCGAAAATCGGCATGTGCACAAGCCAGTGGACAGAGGGGATAACTGAGCTAGCTTGCACGAGCGTTCAGTTCGCTCCTGACACGCAGGCGCCCGTCGGGTTTGTGGAATTCGGCGGGCGCTTTCATGTCCTGAGGGACGGTGCTTTCATGGCGCAGGTTGACAGGTGCGGTCGAAACGGAGTAAGAACGCGCCGAACTTGAACCGCGGAGTGCTTGATGGCGAAGAAAATTGCCTGGCGTGGAAGCGAAACGCTGAAAACGATGCTTCGCCCGATCGACAAGATCGCCGAGGACCCTCGCAACGTTCGGCTTCACAGCGAGCGGAACATCGAGGCGATCAAGGCATCGCTCGCCGGATTCTCGCAGGTGAAGAACGTCGTCGTGCACACGTTCGCCGGCGATGAGGTTCCTACGGTCATCGCGGGCAACGGAACGATCCAAGCCGCTCGCGCGCTTGGCTGGACGCACATCGCGTGCAACGATTTCGGTGGAACCGACGACGAGGCGCGAGCCTTCGCGGTCGCTGACAATCGCACGTCCGAGCTGGCCGAATGGGATGAGGGCGCGCTGGCTGAGACGCTCGACGACCTGCGGAACATCGACATGCTTGGCGCGACAGGCTTCAACGAAGACGAGCTGAACGTCATGCTTGGCGAGTTCGACGTCTCTGAAGTCGAGGCGCCTGAGATCCCCGACGGCGACCGTTCCGAGTATCAACAGATGACGTTCACGCTGCACGACACGCAGGTCGAGATCGTGAAGGCCGCCATCGAGAAAGCGATTGAGGCCGGACCGTTCATCGGCCCGAACGAGAGCAAGAACGGCAACGCGATCGAACGCATCGCTGGAGCGTACCTTGCCTGAATACGTCGCGAATCCGCAGCTTGATGAGTGTCGTGTCGCGCCGATCGCGCTGGCCGATGCGAAGCGGATCTGCGTCGCGAAGCACTACATGAAAACTTGGCCTCAGGGAGTGACCCACGCGTTCGGCCTCATGTACGAGGGCAAGTGCGTCGGCATCATGGTCCTAGGTCGTTCGCCCACGACGGCGGGCAAGGTCGCGAAGTACTGCAACAAGATCGAGCCCACGCAGTTCATCGAGTTGCAACGGACGTGGATCAGCGACGCCATGAAGCAGAACGCAGAGTCGTGGATGATGTCGCGTGTGATGCGTGCGCTGAAGGAGCTTGGCGTGTGGATCGTCATCACGCACAGCGGCGGCTGTAAGGATGACGTCGGCTTCATCTTTCAAGCGTCCGGATGGCTGTACTTCGGTTGCGAGCCTTGCAGTGACTTCTATCTGACGGCGAAGGGCGAGTACAAGAACGTCGGTTCGGCAATGCGCTACGGTCGCGTGCCGAAGGAAGTCGTGAAGTGCGGCCTGCAAGCTGCGGGCGAGTACGCGTACGGACCTGGCGAAATCGTTCATGCCCGTCGTCATCACT